GGCGCCACAGCGAGCTTGGGGCCGAACCAGTCTTTGGCCGGGGTGGGCGTCCCGAGCGCGCAGGTCAACTACGGGAACGGCCAGCCGTTGGCCGCGCTGGTTGCGGCGAGCTTTGGCATCCCGGTTATCGCGCTTCTGTCGTCCCCGGGTGCGACGGGCGGATCCTACGGGGCTGCTACGACCCTGGACAGGCCGACGATCAACGGCTTCAAGCTGGAGCAGCGTAAGTGGAGGGATTTCTTCAAGCAGGTGATGATGGATGTGGACCCGTCGGTGAAGGACGTGGACATTAAGTTCCCGTCGATCGAGCAGGATCCGACCTATCGTGCTTTGCAGTCGCTCGCTACGTCTATGTCCACCGGAGCCATCCACCAAGACGAGTACCGTCAGGCTGTGCTCAACCTGCTCGCTGTGCCCGATATCCACGGCGATGAGCTCCCGGAGCCGAACGATTTTCTGAAGAGTGGTAATGTGTCTGGTGGAGACGACGGAGATGCTGTGCGCGACCCGGTGGCACGCCAAGGCAACCAGGGCTCCGTTCCCGGCGGTTTCAACCAAGGAGACACTGAAGATGAAAGCTGAGATCAAAGAGAGTACGACCACCAGTGTTCTCAAGCCTATTAAGGGCACGCGCAAGTGGCTTGTGCGGCTCATTTCGGAAGGTTCTGGTTCGACGGGCATCTATACGAAAGAGGCGCTACAGGGTAGCTTCGCTGATGCTTTCCCGATTGGTACGCACATGTATATCGATCACGCCTCGGAGGCGGAACAATGGGATCGCCCAGAAGGCACGCTGACTAAGCTGGCAGCCGTCATCGCTGAGACGCCTTATTGGAAGGACGCACCCGAACCGGGGATGTATACGACGATAGAGGTAGTGGACCAATGGGCTCCGTTCATCGAGCAGGTGGCCGACATCATCGGCGTGTCTATCCACTGCGGCGCTACACTCGCACAGACAGACGACGTGGTGACTACCGGCGATGTCCCGCCTGTGATAGATTCGTTCATACCGTCGCCCATTAATTCCGTGGACTTCGTCACAGTTCCGGGTGCTGGCGGCCGCCTCGTCGAGGCTCTGGAATCGTTCAAAAACGGAAATGCTATTATGGACGGTAGCAACAAACACAATTCCGAAAGGAAGAGAATGGACACTGAGTTCAAGGAGGCCCTGGAGGCCCTGGACACTAAACTCTCCGCTCTCGTCGAAGCCCTCGCCGACAAGGCCAAGAAGAAGGACGAAGAGGACGAAGAGGACGCCAAGAAGGCCAAGGAGGAAGAAGAGGACAAGGCCAAGAAGGCTAAAGAGGCCATCCTTGCTCTCACCGACTCTGACCTTCCCGAGGTCTCCCGTGCGCGGGTCGCCGAGGCCATCGCCCGCGGCTATGACGCCAAGACGATCCTCGACCGCGAAACCAAGCTCGTCGAATCCATCCGAGAGAGCCTGTCGGGCGGTTTCGCCCCCGAGCACGTGCCCTCCGGTAAGAGCGCCGACGACTTCGAAGCCGAATTCGCCAAGCTGACCTGGTAAGGAGACTACCGCATGGCACAGAATCACGTCAAGGGCGGGGACACCTACGAAGTCCAGGTTGACGCCGCCGTCAAGTCGGGCGACGTCGTCGCCGTCGGCAAGGTCGGGGCCGTCGCCCTCACCTCCGCCACGCCCAAGGAGGACAACAACTTCTACTCGACTCTTGCCTTCGAGGGCATCGCACACCTCGGTCTGGACGGCTCAGTCAAGGTCGGGGACGTCGTTACGATCGACGGTGCTACCGAATCTGGCAAGTCGGCCAAGCCGGAGATCGCGACCGACCCGAAGGGCAAGATCGTCGTCGGCTTCGTGCTCAACCAGATGTCGAGCGCATCTACCAAGTACGCCGTCAAGCTCACCCAGGCTTGGCTCTAAGGAGGATATCTACATGGCGATCAACAAGAGGGAAGCCTACAAGGCGGGTATCCTTCTGCACAGGGCGCTTCACGCCGACGACATCCGTGTGCGCAACTCGGCCCGCAAGGACCTGAGCGAGGCCATCACCACGTCGGACCTGCCGGTCAACCTCGGCCCCACCATGAACAAGATCATGCAGGGCGAGTACGAGCAGGTTCCGTCCAACTGGCGCGAATGGGCCGACACCCTCGAAACCCCCGATTTCGAGACCGTGCCCTACTTCAGCTTCGACTTCACCGACGACAACGTTCCGGTCCGCAAGGAAGGCAAGGGCTATGTCGCACAGGGATTGCCCGCAGTCGGCGAGCTCGGCGAGTACCCGATCCTCGGCCTGAAGGCAGAGCAGTTCAAGCTGAAGCTGGCCAAGGCCGGCGTCCAGATCCCGCTCTCCTGGGAGACCCTGAAGCGCTACGGCGCCGACTGGAACCTGATTCCTCGGATCACGAAGGAACTCGGTCGGCGCGCTGCTAACCAGGAGTCCATCGAGGCTGCTCTGCAGCTCGTCCAGCCGACGGGCCTCAATACGACCAACTTCAAGGCGACGAACAAGAACGTCCTGGCCGGGAACCCCGAGCTGAGCATCGAGGCGCTGGAGAAGGCTTTCGCACAGCTGGCGGTCACCAAGTACAACGGCAAGCGGATCATCATGCCGACGAAGTTCAACCTGATCGTCCCTCCGGCTCTGGCGAGCCGTGCGGAGCAGATCATGAAGGTCGTCGAGATCCGCCGCCAGAACGGCACCGAGACCCAGGTGATGGGCAATACGGTGTCCGGGAAGGTCGCGAACGTCTACGAGGTCCCCGAGCTCGCGCTCATCGCCGGCGAATACGCCGACAAGTGCTGGTTCCTCCTGCCTCCGAAGGGCACTATGCCCCGCAAGAACATCGTCAACGTGTTCCTGGAGGGCGAGACCGGGCCGAAGATCTTCGTCGAGAAGACCACGAACTCCAGCGAACTGGAGGGCTCGTTCGAAAACGACGCCTACAGGACGAAGATCCGTCATCTCGTCAAGTCCGCTTTCATCGCACCGGAGGGCACCCTGGCCTCCAGCGGTGCGGGCGCCTGATAACGATACCCGACAAGGATGGAAACCCCGCCCTCACAAGGGGCGGGGGTTCCTTCAGTGGAAAGGAGCTGCAGTGCCCGACAAGCCGAAGATAACCGTGGATGAGCTCAAGCTGTTCCTCCCCGGCATCGACCTGGACCCCAAGCTGCTCGAACGGCTGTGCGCACTGTACACGAACGTGTTCAAGGCCGCGGCGGCTGCTTTGCGCGCGTATGCTGCGAAGCTCGTCTCGGAGGGCGGGGTCGAGAACGTCAAGGCGGACGACTTCACGCTGTCCGGCGGAGACAAGAACATCGAGGCTCTACTCGCTTTGGCCGACAAGTACGACGCACAGGGGGATGCCTTGGAGAACGGCGAAGGGCTCGTTCTCGTCCCGATGAAGGGTGACGACGTGTTCGAGAGAGCGAGGGAATTCCTTGGCAGGTATCTCTGAAGGCCGCTTGGCGATGGCGGCAAAACGCGTCGAACGCTATATGGTTGATGAGGTGACGATCTACGATGGCAAGAACATCAAATACGACGCTAAGACTGACAGCTATGATTATGGCGCAGTCATATATTCTGGTAAAGCGCGTATACAGCCGATACGCCAACCTGAGGTAGCGAACGACCAAATCGCACCTCAGACGACTAATCGTGTGCGCGTGCAGCTGCCTCGCTCGACGATGTCGATTAACATACCGATGGCAGCCCGCATCAAAGTCGTGAATACTCAGGACACCCCGCACGTGGTCGGCTACCTGATGACGGTGGCGGCTGTGATCGACGCATCACAGTCGTTCGAGCGAACGATCATCTGCAACACCCCGATGAACAAGTCCGAGGTGTAGTACACATGAAGATCCGCACGAAGATCGGCGCCAACAAGTTCACGAAGTACGCTAAGCGCATCGAAGACTTCAGGGAATACGACTTGTTCGCTAACGTCATCGACAAGATCTCCGAGGAGATCCCGCTGGCGATGCAGGAGACGATCGAGAAGACGCCGTCCGCTCTGGTGCCGGGGAAGATCGGCCGTATCTGGACGAGCCACATGCACGACAGCGTGAGCGTAGTCGTGCCGGACAACGTGACGGTCGAGTACGGCTGGATCGAAGGATCGAACAAGTTCGACGGCGGTTGGGACCACGACTACATCCTCGGTCAGGAGTACGGCGATGATAGAGTGTGGGGCATGAAGGCGCTCGACAAGGTGGCGAAGCAGGTGAAGCTCGACGAGAAGACCCGCAAAGAGGTCTACACGGAGACTCGCCGCATCTGGAAGTGGGGGAGATAACAGATGGCCAAGTACATCGACGACATCATGGCGAAGATCCGAGAACTCTCCGAGGTGCCGCCCCAGCGAGTCGTCGAAGAGGTGGCGCTCCCGGACTTCGACGAGGGCCAGAAGATGCCGTACATCGCGGTCGTGTTCGGCACGCCCGGGCATATCAGCCAGGCGACGAGCATCGTCTCCCAGCTCAACGACGGGTACCGGGTGTTCTTCCTGTGCCATGTGCGAGCCCTCACCGCACAGCATGCCCGCGAGATTGGCGAACGCATTCTGTGGGGACTCGTGGGCTTCGAGCCGGACAATAGCGGCGGGGTAACGGTCCACGGCGGCCAAGGCTTGAACTATGCGGGGACCAACCACAAAGTGGTGCAGTGCGGCTATGAGCTCTACTGCTCCTTTATCACGAACCTCAAAAACCGTATTTGATAGGATGGTGTATATGGGCCTCTACAAAGACATGAACACTGGGGACGTCGGAACGTACCCGGATGACTTCGCTCAGTTCTTCGGGACGTTGGTGCCGATAACCGAGGAAGAGCCTTGTAGCGACTGTTTCATTGACAACGACAACGAGAAAAGGGGGAAGCACAGTGGCTAACGAAGTTCGCATGCTTCGCGGCAACGTGACTATTCTCTTCGCCGCTCCTGAGGCATTCGCTGACTGGCAGCATCCTACAGCGGCGGAACTCAACGCACAGTTCAGTGCGACCGACAACCCGCGCAACCTGGTGTTCAATGTGTCTTGTGCGATCCTGGACGGCTATTCGCTCGGCGAGACCGACCCCGACACGGACAACACTCGAACGATCTGCGACATCTCCGAAGTGGAGAACCCCACCCTCGCCAAGTACGAGGGGAAGTTCACCGCACTCCGAGATGAGAGCGTGGATGACCAGGGCGTGTTCAACATGATCCGCGACATCACGATGAAGCCCGACATCACGCTGTTCATTGTGGAGCGCATCGGCAAGCGCCCGAACAAGCCGTTCGAAGTCGGCGATGTGTTCAGCATCTACCGCTTCCAGACCGACTACCCGGTCGACGGGTACGAGTCTAACGGCTTCATCAAGTACGAGCCGAACTTCCTTCAGAACGGCGCATTCGTCCTCAACGAGAAGGTGGCCGCATAATGGATAAGAAAGTACTCTCTAACGAACACGTCAATGTCTGGGTTCTCCCCAAGGCGTCCGTGAAAGACATTAACGCCATCACCGTGGAGGAAATGAACTCTGCGGTGGCTATCGGTGACGCGATCAACTGGGACGATACGACGATCCCCGCCGCTAAGGCGTCGAAGGAGCAGTCGTCCCTGTCTCTGCTCGACGCCGCAGGATCTTCTTCTCGTGGCGCCGCACAGTACGAGGGCTCGCTCACCATGTACTACCCGACGAACCCCGACGACGCGAACTCGATCTACGCCAAGGCGTGGAACATGTTCAAGAAGACTCGCGTCGACTTAGTTTTGGTTGTGCGCGGTGTCCTGAAGGGTCGCGAGCCCATCGCTGCCGGCCAGTGGTACTGTGCGTTCCTCATGATCGAGTCCACGTACAAGAACACGCTGGAAGGCGACAATCCGACCCGCTACACGGTGTCGTTCCTGCAGCAGGGTCAGCTGGCAGTCAACGGCGTCTTCAAGGACAGCACAACGGCGATCACCGACACGGAATCTTTGACGGTGTCCATCAACGAGCACCGCCCGATCCTACCGAAGATCCACGGCCATGTTGCGCGCTCCGTGTGCTCCTACCTGTCGAAGAATACCTCTACAGTGTCGGTCAGCCCGTTCGGCGTGGTTACCGGCCTGGCGGCGGGCAGCGCGGATGTGATCGTCAGCCACCCCGCTTGTGCGAATGTGACCGTCAAGGTGACTGTGGCATAACGCACACCTCAGCGAATAGCACAGGGCGTCTCCTCTCCGCCCTGTGCTATTCTTGTTTACGACGTTACCCTAACGCCTAACAGAGAGGATTTCAATTATGGACATTTTCGAGGTGCTGTCTCGATCCAAGGCGCCGAAGGCCGAGAAGGTCGTGTACCTGGACGCCGAGGCGGTGCAGGACGTCGAGAGGCTCATCAAAGAGCAGGCCGACGCCGACGTGATCAAGGAAGCGGTGAAGAGGCGGGATTCCTCTAAGCTGACGTTCCACCTCCAGTCGGTGACAGCCGATGTGCGCGAAGAGCTGATGATCGGCATCGAGAGCGCGGACAAGACGAAGAACAAGACGAAGCGCGTGTCGGAAGCCTATCTGGCTCTCCTGTCGAAGACGCTATACAAGATCGAGGACGCCGAAGGCAACGTGGACGAAAGGAAATTCAACTCCGAAGAGATACGTAAGATCCTGAACGCACTGCCCGGCGAGCAGTATTTGGGCCTGCTCGTGGCGGCGATGAACCTCCTGGGCGCTTCAGCTGACTACGACAACGCGGTGACGGTGGATTTCTGATAGACGCCCTCCAAGACAAAGGGGGGAGCGGCGCTCTATCGATGGTTAGGACGGCGGTGGACCTGCACATGAGGCCCACCGCTGTCATCTATAACCAGCCCGACCCTTTCGGGCATTGGACGGAACTGGACTATAAGCTTGTATTAGCCTACAAGACGGTTAAGGACGAGACGTGTCAGAAGTGCGGTAACCCTATCTGGCTGTGCCATTCGACGGATCCTGATATAGCATGGCGCGCGGAAGATAGAACATGCTATGCTACTAAAGCAAGGATGATGCATGATTGGGTCAGCACACACCGCGCCACCGATCCGCCTCCCTACGAGGACAAGCAGAAGTGGGGCAAGGATACTGTGATGACACCATACATGCCGGACTACGCGGAGCGAGACCTGCCCACGAGGATGGACTACTATAACAGGAGTGAGTGATGCCTGATATCAAGCAGACTATCGAGTTCAACGTACAGGGTACGTCCGAGCTCCACGAGGCTGCGGAATCCATCAACACTATCGCACAAGCCCTTGACAACATCAAGGGCAAGGTCGTCGGTGCCGACATCGGAAAAGGCCTGGACGGCGCAGGCCGAGGCGGCCGAGAGGCCGGCGAGGGCTTCGACAGGGCGGGCCGTGCGGCGGAAGAGGCGAAGTCCCGCATATCCAATATGCGCTACGCCCTCTACGACGTGGCCGCCGTTATGCAGAACATCTCGAAGGCGACGATCGGCGCGTTCACCACCGTCGTCAAAGAATCGATGGATTACGAGTCAGCCTTCGCACAGGTGAAGCGGACTAACGACATTGCTGGGAAATCCGCAGACGAGCTACGCGGCAAACTTGAGCAGATGGCTGCCTCTGTCACGACGACGAACTTCAAGGATCTGTCGAACATCGCTGCTCTCGGCGGGCAGCTGGGCGTCGCCAAAGAGTCCATTACTGACTTCACCGAGACCGTCGCGAAGTTGTCGGCCACCACGGACCTTTCGCTCGACAAGTCCGGTGAAACGATCGCGCGATTCCAGACGATCATGGGAACGACCGGCCAGAACTTCGACAACATCGCCTCCTCGATCTTGAAGGTCGGCGTCAACTCAGCTGCAACGGAATCTCAGATCGCCAACACCTCGACGCAGATCTCTGCTATGGGCAAGTTCGCGGGTATGACCGAATATCAAGTGGTCGGCCTGTCCGGCGCCCTCGCGTCCATCGGCGTCGCGCCCGAGCTCTCCCGAGGCGTCATCACGCGTATGTTCACCCAGATGCAGAAGGCCATCCGGGGCGGCGGGGATGAGCTCAACCTATTCGCGCGCGTGGCGGGTGTCTCCGCACAGGAAGTCCAATCCGCATGGGGTACGTCCAAGTTCAGCGATATCTTCGTCAAGTTCATCGCCGGGCTCAAGAACCAGGGCCAGGGCGCTATCGGTGTACTCAAAGACCTGGGCATCAAGGCATCCCGTGACGTTCCGACGATCCTCCGTCTAGCCGAGGCGCACAAGACACTCGAACAGACGATGAAGGACGCCGAGTCCGGTTACAACGACTCGAAGACGCTTAACGACCAGTATCAGCAGATCGCATCCACTACGGCCGGCAAGCTGGAGATGCTGAAGAACTCCTGGGCGAACCTGAAGGCCGAGATCGGACGTTCGTCCAATTCGGGTATCGGCGACATGCTCGGGTCCCTCACCGGACTGGTGACGGTTTTGACGAACCTCGTGCAGAACCCCGCTGCGCAGTGGGTTGCCAAGCTGGCCGGCGCCTTCCTGACGGCCGGTGGGATCATGGCCGGTTACTACGCCAAGCAGGCCCTTGTGCTCGGCGGGGCCTATGCGTTGACGACGGCGCAGAAGTCGATGGGAATTGCGATGCAGCACCCCATCACGTCTATCCGCTCGCTCCTATCGGCCCTCGCGGAGACGATCAATCTCTACAAGCTGTCGACGGTCTCCGTCAACGAGCAAACCGGTGCTCTCTACAAGAACGCCGGCGCAGCTCGGGGTGCTGCCGCATCCCAGAGGGCGGCGGGCCA